ATGTTCTGCGGATGGTTCTGGGCAAAGAAGTTATTTTATTTTGGTATCGGAACTTACGACAAAGCTATGGAGAAAGTATTTCAAACTCCTAAGAATTTCTTTGCATTCAAACTGATATGGCTTATACTTATTGTAGGAGCTTATACAGAATTATTAAAAATATATTAAAACCTAAAACTATGGAATGGTTAAATGAAATTTGGACACAGGTTGCACAGTACATCAGCATCCCTTATTTATTGAGTTTTATTCTTTTGTCATATTTCGTTAAGAAGTATTTCAGTGAAGTACTGCAGAAGATAACGAGATTTGAATGGAAAACAGTTTACACGGTTTTGTTCTTTGCAACTGTATTGGCTATACCCTTTTTAATATGGACAGACATTGATTGGGTAAAAATTGTATTTTCCTATTCACTTGGAACAAGTTTGTACGAAGTGATATTTAGGCGGCTCGAGAAAAAATTCATTAAATAATAAGTACTCACTATGTCTGATCACTGTTTACACGAAAAAGATTTTGGGGAAATGGGACAACAACTCAAAGCAATAAATAAGGTTTTATTTGATAATGGCAATCCAGGGCTGCAGACTCAGGTTACTAAGCTAAATATTAATCTGGAAGCTAAAATCATTGCCGACAAAGAATCCTTAGAAACTCGACAAAAGTCAGATAATGAGTTAAAGGAGGCCGTAGGATCACTAAGGACTGCTGTGAGGGGGTTAGTCGAATTTAAAAGAGAAGTGGAAACAATAGCAGCAAAGGAGCAGCAGTTGGAGGTTACAAAGAGATGGAGAATAGGTTTATGGATGACTTCTATATTCGCAGCACTCGGTCCGACAATGACTGTTTTAAATTTTATATCTAAAATACCATAAATAAAATGGAACGAACTACCAAACCAAAGGATGCAATAAGGGTTTATTCGGAACTGATTGGGAGGGCTATGCTTTATTCCAAATTAGGTACACAGACCTTTGCAGGAGATAGGGATGTTTATAAGGCATTGGGATATCCAAAAGATATTAAATACACGGATTATGTCACACAATATTCCCGACAGGATATTGCAAAGGCCATCATTGATCGTCCAGCCAAAGCCACTTGGAGGGGTAGTTTGCGTGTATTTGAAAGTAAAGACACCACAGAAACTCCTTTTGAAAAGGCTTGGGTAGATTTAGAAAAGAGCCTGAAATTAAAGTCCAAATTTCAAAGATTGGATAAACTAACGTGCCTTGGGGAATACGGTATTTTATTACTTGGATTTTCAGGCACTTCCGTAGAAGGGATGCAACAAGCCGCTACAGGGGAGCAGAAATTACTCTATGTAAATCCCCTAGGAGAAAGCTCAGTTTCCGTCAATACATGGATAACAGATGCAAAGAACCCTCGTTATGGCTTACCCGATATATATAAGGTCACTCTTGCTGGTCTAGGGGAATTAAATGTTTCCGAATCTTCTATACTTGTACACCACACAAGAGTTATTCATGTGGTTTATGATAATTTGGAATCAGAAACAAATGGAACTCCTGTATTGAAAGGTGTTTTTAATCGGTTGCTTGATTTAGAAAAACTCGTAGGTGGGTCTGCGGAAATGTTTTGGCGAGGTGCCCGACCAGGTTATCAGGGCAAGGTGGATGAAAATTATCAGATGACTAAAGAAATGGAAGATGCTTTAAAAGAACAAATTGATGAGTATGAAAATAGCCTTAGAAGAATATTCGTTAATGAAGGTGTTGATTTTAAAGAACTCGCCACACAGATAAGTGATCCAAAACCCCATGTGGATGTTCAAATACAAATGATTTCAGCAGAGACGGGTATTCCAAAAAGGATATTGACAGGAACTGAACGGGGAGAATTAAGTAGTTCACAGGATGAGGATGCTTGGCTTACTCTCATTGGTTCTCGTAGGGAAGACTTTGCGGAACCAAATATCATCAGACCTTTTGTGGAGATGTGCATTAAATATAAAATATTACCGAAACCATCAAAAGATGGTTGGAGCGTTATATGGTCGGATTTATTTGCAAAGAGTGAGAAGGATCAGGCTGAGGTGGGACGTATTCGTGCAACGGCATTAAGGGAGTACACTCTTAATCCTTATGCAGTTGAGGTAGTTCCACCAAATGCTTTCTTTGAGTTCTTCTTGGGCTTATCACAGGAACAAATTAATTTTATCACTGTGATGGAAAAAGAAGGTATTAAAATAGACAGTGATGCGCAGGAAACCCCTGAAGAAATAGCCATCAGAAAAGCAAAAGATAAAGAAGGAAGATCACAAACTAAAAAAGAGGCAACAAGATTGAAATAATGTGTGAATGCCAAACCATACAAACAAATGCTTCCACAAGGCAATATGATCCAACGAGGACAACAGCGTTGAGGAATGCTTTTGCAGCTAATATGATACGCCGGTTCAAGGAATTGATTTCTGTGATAAACAAAACAGTAGTTGAAAGGGATGCTTTTGGATTAACTACTAATCAAATGACTTCTCCACTTCCCGGAGCATTTGCTTTTCCATTATCCACGGATAAGGTCGAAGCATTTATGGAATGGTTACAAGCACAAATAGATGCAGGAATTCTTGAAGTAACTTCTATACAGTCGGGTAATGTGTCAAGATATGCTTGGACTAATATGTATATTTTGGATAGTTATAAGAGGGGATTGATTAGGGCTAGGATTGAATTAAAGAAAGCAGGATATGATGTTCCTCCAATGGATATAGATGCTTTAATGGGAACTCCCTTTCACCTCGATAGGGTGGGTTTATTATTTATAAGGGCATTTGAGGAGTTGAAAGGTGTTACAAACGATATGTCCAAGCAAATATCCAAAATATTGGCTCAGGGGATGGTGGATGGGGATGGTCCTGCACTGATAGCAAGAAAGTTAAGAGCGGTTGTGGATGGTACTTCTGCTGCGGATTTAGGGATAACGGATTCTTTGGGTAGATATATCCCCGCTAAAAGACGGGCGGAAATGATTGCTCGCACAGAAACAATACGAGCACATCATCAAGCCACCATAAATGAGTATATGAGTTGGGGAGCTGAGGGGGTTAGTGTAAAAGCGGAATTTCGAACTGCTGGAGATAATAGAGTTTGTAGTGAATGTAGTTCTTTAGAGGGAGAAACGTTTGATTTAGAGACAGCTATGTATATAATACCAGTTCATCCGATGTGCAGATGTATTTGTTTACCAATTAAAATGAATTAAAATGAAAAAGACAAAAGCAATTTTAACTATCCATGCGAATGTGAAAGAGTCTTTTGACACAAAGACAATTGTGTTCGAGGGAAAAGAGCACCTTGTATTGCCCGTGACAATGATGATGGAAGGGGTGCATTCAGGTAGTCAAGGACCTGTTCTGCATCTAGCCGATGAATTGGGTAAATATACATCTTCTTGGGATGGTATAGCCGTTACCATTGAACATCCGACAAAGGATGGAGCAAATGTGTCAGTAAATTCTTCCCCTGAGATATTGGAACAAGCCGTGGGAAGGGTTTTCAATACCAAAATGGAAGGTACAAAATTAAAAGCAGAAATTTATTTAGATGCTGAAAAAATAAAAAATACCACTTTGTTATACTACATTGAAGAGGGAAACCCCATTGATGTAAGTGTAGGAGTATTTTCCGATAGTGAATACACAGGAGGAGAATGGCAAGGTGAAAAGTACAGTGCAGTAGCCCATAATTATAGACCAGATCATTTAGCCCTCTTGCCCGGCGGAATAGGTGCCTGTTCTTGGGATGATGGATGCGGCATTCGTGTAAATAGTAAAAAAGGAGGTGAAATGAAGGATCTGTTAAAAACATTCAGGTCACTAAATGAACAAGGATTTGCAGTGAACTTGATCACAAATGAACAAGGTTACAATGAATTGATGACCCTCCTCCGTGAGAAGTTATATTCACAGGATACTGACGGCACAGGGCACTACCTTATGGAAGTGTATGATGACCGTATTATCTACGAGCAATACTCTTCCGGAGGATCTACTCTCTATCAGCAAGGTTACGAGATTGATGATGCTAATAACATCAACTTTACCGGAACCAAAACTGAAGTTCGCCGTAAGGTGGAATACATAACAATGTCCATGCAAAGGACAAATAAACCGATTAATAATAAAGAAGGAGGACAAAACATGAGTGATGTAAAAAAACCTTGCAGTGAAAAGAAAGTCCTTGAATTGATAGCCAATAAGGCTTCCCGTTTTACGGAGGAAGATAAAGAGTGGTTATTGACACAAGAACAATCTACTTTGGAAAAGTTATTTCCTGTTGGAGAAGAAACTGCACCTGAGCCGCAAGTAAACAAAAATGAGGTTATTGATGCTTACAAGCAGTCATTAAAAACCTTGGAAGATTATACTGCTTTAATGCCGGAAGAAATGAGAAATCAAATCACTGCTGGCGTAACTCTGTATAACGAAGGTCGTGAGAGTAAAATACAATCCATCTTGGATAACAAGAAAGATGTATGGACTAAGGAAGACTTAACAGTTATGAATGATGTTATGTTGCAGAAACTTTTTGATTCCGTTCAACCCGCTGATTATTCTGGTGGTGTTCCTGGGATTCAAAGCAATAAAGGATCTTCACAGGAAGAGCCTTTGTTACCAGCAGATGTTCAAAAGAATTAATAAATTAAATAAGAAAGGAGAAAAAAATGGCTTATAACACGATTAAAGTAAAAAAGTACTCTGATATAGTTGAAGAGTACGTTGCAGGGGGTTCGATCACTCCAGGGCATTTAATTGCCGTGAATAGTTCGGGTCTTGTGGTGGTACATCCTACTGCTGAAGGTAATGCCTTGCCAATGTTCGCATTGGAAGATGAGTTACAGGGTAATGATATTGATCATGTTTACCTTATAACAGAACAAGTAC